CGGGTACTTCCAGGCAGCGATGGCCATTGATGCGCGCGGGTATGACGACGCCGACTCAGGTGGCTGTGGCTATCAGGTTGTCGACGGCGTTGCCGTGATTCCCGTATTGGGAACACTGGTTCAAAACCTTGGGACGGTCCATAGCTGGGGTTTCGTGACCGGTTACGACGGAATACGAATCAACTTTCTCAAAGCGCTTGCAGACCCTGACGTCGACGCGATTGTGCTGAACGTCAACAGTGGCGGCGGTGACTGTGCTGGCCTGTTTGATCTTGCCGACATGATCTACGAAGCTCGGTCGATAAAACCAAGCTTGGCGATCTGCAGTGAAGTTGCTTACTCCGCTGCCTACGCGCTGGCCAGCGCATGTGAGCAAGTATCCGTTCCTCGCACTGGCGGTACCGGCTCTGTGGGCGTCATTGCTGCTCACACCGATTATTCCCGGGCCTACAACAAAGCTGGCGTCGAGGTAACGCTGATCCACTACGGGGCACGCAAAGCCGATGGTGCAGAGACTGAGCCCCTTTCAGGCCCAGCGCGCCTCCGGTATCAGACCGATGTCGATTTCATGGGCAAGTTGTTCGGAAAAACCGTTGCCCGCAATCGCGGGTTGTCGGTGAAGACGGTCCGTGACACCCAGGCCACTACTTTCCTTGGCGCCGCCGGCGTCGAGATTGGCTTCGCTGACGCTGTGATGGCGCCGGACGAGGCGTTCCGTTCCCTGCTCGCCGAGCTGGGCTGAAGCATTCCACTTCACTTAAAAATCGAGGTTCACATGTCCAAGCTTTCCCGCGTGGCGAGCGCGCTTTCGTTCGCTCATTTGCTCGGTGCCGGATCGATGCGCAGCAAAAAAGCCCGCGCCGAAGATGAAGAAGACGAGCGCGAGAAAGGCTCTCGCGCCGAAGATGACCAGGACGAAGAAGACGAGGATGACGAGTCGGATAAAACCGATAAAAAGTCCCGCAAGGCGAAACGGGCCAAGGCCGGCGAGGACGCCGACGAAGACGAAGACGAAGATTCCGACGAAGATGAGGAGGACAAGGACCCGGACGAAGGCAAGGACAAGGGTAAAAAGTCCAAGCGCGCCAAGGCCGATGACGACGATGCTGATGCCGAGGACGACGACGAAGAAATGCACGGTAAAAGTGCTGCGGCTGCCGCGCGTCGCCGCGAGCGCGCACGCTGTGCGGAAATCTTCGGCTCCCGCTTCGCCGGCCGCAATCCAGTCTTGGCTGCACATCTGGCCTTCAGCACCACCATGACGCGCTCGCAGGCCATCAGCGTCCTGCGTGATACGCCTGCGGGTGGCAGCGCCAACGTCAACAACTCCCGATCCGAGAAAAACCCCGAACTGGGTTCTGGCGGCGGTGAGACACCAGGACGTGCTGCAACCATCGCCAGCCGCTGGGATCGCGCCATGTCGAAGATCCCCGGCCGCTGATCACGCCCGGCTCATAGGTCACCAGGAGAACCACCATGACGTACACCCCACAAACCCCGCTGGTGGAAAACCGCCACGCAGGGGGCTTCATTGTTTCGCTCGCCAACGGCCATCAGTCGATTGATGCCGTGACCCTGGCAGGTAGCCACGGCCGGCTGCAAGCCGGCACTGTGCTCGCCTTCACCAGCGAAACCTTCACTGCCACGGGCGCTGCAACTGCTGGCAATACCGGCAACGGCACCCTTGGTGGTGCTGCAGCCATTGCGCCGGCTTTGGCCGGCACCTACGTGGTATCGATGATCTCGGCCACCGAGTTCATGGTGACCAACCCGAACGGCGAGCCTGTACCGGCCCTCGGTGGCACCGTTGACCCGGGTGGCGACGAGGTTGTCACCGGCCCCGGCACTGTTGGCGTGGTCTTCAACTCGCAGGGGATCGGCTTTTTGATCACCGCTGGCGCTACAGCCTTCATCGAGGGTGACGGTTTCACCATCGCGGTCACCGATACCGGTGCTGCTTGGGCTCCTGTGACCAGCACGTCGAGCGGTATCACCCAGTACGGCCTGCTGTATCGCGGCGTCGACACCACCAATGGCGCCGCGCACGCGGCTGCGGTAGTTCGTCAGGCAGAGGTAAACCAGGCCGAATTGGTTTGGGATGCCTCGTTGAGCGCTGCACAGCAAGATTCAGCTACGGCTGGGCTCAAGGCTCAAGGCGTACTTTCGCGCTAATCAGGCGCCTTACCCCACCGATAGAAGCCCGTACTGCGGGCTTTTTCTTTTTTAAGGAGCCGCATCCATGGCCACGTTGGACGTGTTTCACCAGGACATCTTTTCCACGATCGCCCTGACCACCTTCGTTGAAAAGTACCCGTTCCAGCCAACCGGTATTGGTGACCTCGGGCTGTTCGAGCCCGATCCGATTCGCACTACCGCGCTCGCGGTCGAGGAGCGCCAAGGCAAACTCACCCTCATTCCGTTCAGTGAGCGTGGCGCTGAAGGCACCCAGCGCGAAACCGAAAAACGCAAAGCGCGCTACTTCGAAGTTCCGCGTCTGATGCACGACGACACCATCACCGCTCAGGAAATCCAGAACATCCGCGCCTTCGGCACGGAATCGGAACTGATGCAACTGGAAACCGAAGTCGCTCGCCGGGTCAATGGTCCGACTGGCTTGACCAGCAACATCGAGTACACCTGGGAATTCCAGCGCCTGGCCGCGATCCAGGGTCAATGCCTCGACTCCGACGGATCGATCAAGTACGACTGGTTCCAGGAGTTCGGCATCAACAAGCCTAAGGACATCGTCTTCGACCTGACCCTGACCGCTGATGGCTCCGCAACCAAGCCGAACTCGGTTCGTCCGTTGTGCAACGAAATCGTACGCACCATGGCCCGTAAGGCACAAGGCGCGTTCAAGGTTGGAACCGAGGTCTATGCCTTGTGCGGTGACGACTTCTGGGACTCTCTGACCAACCACCCGGATGTGATCAAGACCTACTACAACTGGGCGGCGGCAGCAGAGCTGCGGGAGGGCAGTGCGTTTCAGGCGATGCGCTTCGGAGGTATCAACTGGTTCAACTACCGCGGTTCGGACGACGCTACCACCATCAGCATCAAGTCGGACGAAGTGAAGTTCTTCCCGAAAGGCGCGCCGGGCATCTTCAAGGTGGCCTATGCACCAGGTGAAACCTTCGAATGGGTGAACACCCCGGGTAAGCCGATTTACCTCCTGCCAATTTTCGATACGGCGCGTAAAGCCTGGTGGAAGGTCGAGGCGTACAGCTACCCGCTGCACATCTGCACTCGTCCCGAAGTGCTCCAGTCTGCCAAGTTGAAGTAACCATGGCCGTCGATTGGGATAAGGCCGTACTCGGACCGCTGGCCAAGGTGTTTGGTGAAGGTGTGCAGGCCGGTGGGCCAATCATGTTCTATCCCGATGGCGGCACGCCTTACCCTATCGATGGGGTGTTTGATGCGGCCTACCGCGACATTCACCTGGTCGACACCCTTGTCGATGCGAACACCGTCGTCCCTGTACTGGGCGTTCGCCTCGCCATCTTCCAGGTTGCGCCGATCTCCGATGACCAGGTATTCATCCCGAGCACCGGAAGCATGTACCTGATCAAGGAAGTCCGGCCCGATAGCCATGGATGGGCAAAATTGATGCTGGGGAAAATGTGATGACGACTACGTCTGATCTGAGGCTACTTTCGGCCGAAGGCCTGATGGGCAAGACCCTCGCCGGCAACAACGTGTTTGTGGCAAGGACTTGGGCCACTTGGGATGGGAGTTACCCGATTCTCTACCTGCATTCGCCGGGCGAGGATATGGAGTCCCTCGGCAATGTCAGCGCGCCTCAGTTCACCGTCACGGCGACGATCCGGGTCAGTGCCCGGGTCGAAGTGAAGAACCTCCCGAGGAACCGCGGTGCCGCAGCGGCGCTGGTCCAACTCGAGGACATTCAACAGCAGATCAAGATGGCATTGATCAACTTTCCACCGCTGATGAAAAGACTGCAGCAGTACCCGTTCGTCCGATCTGAAATCCGCGATAGCGGCGAAGGTGAAAGCGAGCTGGCTGAATTGGTGATGGATATCGGTATGGAGTTCTACCAGGGGCCCGAGGATTTCTACCCGTTGGAAGTGAACACGACTCCGGTACCGGCGGTTGACCCGGCGGCAGAGATTGCGGCCATTCAACCCATCGTTCCGCTGCAATACATGAACATCACCACCGACCTCATCAACGTATTCGACGCTACCGGCGTTTACGACAACCCCCCATTCCCGGGTG